GACAAGAGTTATCAGATAAAGTTTGGATGACAGCAACAATCGAAAAATTCGATTTAGCGTTAACTGGTTATGACCCGTACGAAACGGCGGGTGATTGCTGGTTTGATGAAGGTGCGGCTCAGGGCGTGGTGGACTTCTTTGAGGATGAGCTTGTCCTGATTGAGGGTAAATGCGCCGGTCGTTCGTTCCACCTGGCGGATTGGCAGCAGAAGATTGTCCGCAACCTGTTCGGATGGAAGCGGCCTGACGGGACGCGGCGGTATCGAGAATCATTCATATTTGTTCCCAGAAAAAATGGAAAGACTCCGTTTGCTGCCGGAATAATCAATTATGTAGCGTTTTGTGACGGCGAACCTGGGGCCCAGATATACTCAGCTGCCGGTGAGCGGGAGCAAGCAGCATTGGTGTTCCGGCACGCAGCTGGGATGATACACCGTAATTCTGAGTTAAATAGTCAATCAAGGGTTTATCGCACCTATAAATCAATCGAATACGGTGGTGGATCTACAGTTTACAAAGCATTGTCTGCTGATTCTGACACAAAGCATGGATTAAATGCCCACCTTGTTATCAATGACGAGCTTCATGTCCAGCCGAATCGCGACTTAGTTGATACATTGGAAACAGCGACTGCATCCAGAACACAGCCATTGACTCTCCATATCACGACGGCTGGCTTTGACAGATCCACGATCTGCTACGAGAAATACGACTACGCTAAAAAAGTGCGGGACGGCATCATTGATAACCCTTACTTCCTCCCGGTGATCTATGAGGCTGATACAGAGGACGACTGGACAATGGAGGACACTTGGGCCAAAGCGAACCCAAACCTTGGTGTATCGGTTGAGATTGACTATATTCGGCAGGCGTGCAAGGAGGCTCAACAGATCCCCGCTAAAGAGAATACTTTTAAGCGGCTGCATTTGAATATCTGGACTGAGCAGGATGTTCGGTGGATCTCAAGTGACAAGTGGGACGAGTTAGCTGGCAAGGTAGACACAGATGTTGCCTGTTTTGCTGGTCTGGATATGTCCACAACGACCGACCTGACGGCTTTTGTGCTGGCGTTCCAGCATGAGGAGTCGTTCCATATCAAACCATTCTTTTTTGCACCCAGAGAGAACGCTATCCATCGTGAGAAGAAAGACGGCGTGCCTTACTTGACTTGGGCCAGAGAGAATCACATTGAGCTTACTAGTGGTGATGTGGTTGATTATGACCATGTGCGTAAGCGGATTAACGATATTGGCAAACAGTACAACATCCGAGGCATCGCCGCTGACCGTTGGAACTCCACACAGCTTATCACCCAATTAGCCGGTGACGGATTCGAGGTGGTTCCGTTCGGGCAGGGCTTTGCCTCGATGTCAGCCCCTTCAAAGAAGTTAGAGGAGCTTATCCTTAAAGGTGCGATCACTCACGATAACAACCCAGTGATGAATTGGTGTATGTCAAATGTATCTATTAAAGAGGATGTGGCAGAGAATATTAAGCCAATCAAAGCCAAAAAAACAGAACGTATCGATGGGGTGGTTGCGATGGTGATGGCTCTTGGCCTGTCGATTCAAGCGGAAATACTAAAACCATCAGTCTATGAAACTCGCGGGGCATTGATATTATGAAAATATTTGGTTTTCTAAGACCCAAACAGCAGGCGTCATCTCATTCTGTGTGGGATGATTTTTGGTATAACGCTGTCGGTTCATTGACGAGTTCTGGTGTTGCAGTAACACCAGAAAACGCTATGAAGGTAGCGAGCATATGGGCTTGTAACAAGGTTATTTCAGAGACGGTTGCAATGCTCCCTTTGATTATGTATCGTCGGTGTGGCAATGAGGGGAAAGAGCGAGCCAAAGATCAACACTTGTACAGTATATTGCGATATTCACCAAATGACCATCTAACCTCGTTTGAGTTTCGCGAAACAATGCAGACGCACTTGAACTTATACGGCAATGCGTATTCCGAGATTATATGGGCTGGGCGGGCCGGTGCTGATGTGTTGGCTCTCGATATTCCGATACACCCTACACATGTTCATCACATCACAGAAGATGTGCAGGGGACCCACTGGTACGAGATAAGGGTCCCAGGCAAGGATGACAGGCGTATTCGACAGGACGATCTTTTACATATCAGAAATCTCCGGTTGAGTGGGGCAAAGGGTGTTTCACCGATACAGATGGGCGATGAATCTATTGGGCTGGCTCTGGCGGCTGAACATTTTGGGGCTTCGTTTTTCAAGAATGGAGCCAATCCATCATTGCATCTTTCGCATCCGCAAACATTATCTGGTTCTGCGATAGAAAAACTCCGAAAATCAGTATTAAAACATAAAGAAAATGGTATATTGATAACCGAAGAAGGTATGACGATCAATCTTCTGTCAACTCCACCGAACAAAGCGCAGTTTATTGAAACTCGGCAGTTTCAAATCGAGGAAGTTTGCCGTTGGTATCGGATGCCGCCGCACAAAATTGCTCATTTGCTCCGTGCGACCTTCTCAAATATTGAGCATCAGGCATTAGAGTTTGTTACTGATACGATCATGCCTTGGTTGACGAGGTGGGAGCAGCGAATAGATAAGCAGCTTATCGGCGACAACGACTATTTTAGTGAGTTTCTTGTTGACTCGTTGCTCCGTGGCGATTCAAAAAGCCGGTTCGAGTCTTATCAGATACAAATACAAAACGGTATCCGTTCTCCCAATGAGGTTCGTATTATCGAAAACATGAACCCAAGGGACGGTGGTGATGAATATTTCAGACCCATGAATATGACCACGGATGCGGAGGTGGCATCGCAGCCAAACGAAGCCTTTGTTGATGATGTCTCGGCCAGGATAGCATCCGCAGAACAACGAGAGATTGTCAAGCAAGCGGGTAAATCTGGGTGGGAAAACAAGTTTTACGACAGACATTCGAGTTATATTCTCAGGGCTATCCGCCCATTTAATATCAACCTTGATCCTATTGAACTTACATCGTTAAAAGCAAACGGAAACCTACGAGAACATATTAAGAACAGAATTACGGAGGCAATCAATGGATTATCATAATATCGCTCATTTCTTCGGCAGTAGCATCTGGGGCATTATGCCAGAAAAAATGGATGCTATGCTTGATTTTATCAACATTAAACTGTCTGGCGGCGACTCTGTTGAAATGGAAGCTAAGAAAGCAACGAGCTTCCGTGTCAGCAAGGGCAATATCGCTGTTATTCCTCTTTATGGGATTGTGTCTCAGCGAATGAACATGCTGACACAGGTGTCCGGCGGTACTTCAACAGAGGTTTTCGGTGGGTATTTTGACAATCTCATGGCTGATAACTCGGTGAGTGCGATTGTCATAGATGTTGACTCGCCTGGAGGAAATGTTTTTGGGGTGTCTGAGCTTGCCGACAAGATATACGCGTCAAGGGGGCAGAAGCCAGTTATCGCCGTCGCTAATTCGCTGATGGCAAGTGCTGCCTATTGGATTGCTTCGGCGGCTGACGAGATTGTTATAACGCCCGGTGGCGAAGTAGGTTCGATTGGTGTTATGGCTGTCCATAAAGATATGTCAGAGGCAGCCGCAAAAGATGGCGTAAAACACACTATTATCCGTGCAGGGAAATACAAGGCTGAGGGGAATCCGTATGAGCCTATTGGTGACGAGGCGAAGGATTTTATTCAGCAGCAGGTTGATTCTCGTTACGACGATTTTGTTGGGGCAGTTGCAAGGTATCGGGGTGTGACAGTACAACATGTAAATCAACATTTTGGGCAGGGCCGTGTTTTCGACGCGGCGATGGCGGTTGATGCTGGGATGGTGGATAGGGTTGGGACGCTTCAGCAGGTGCTTATAGATATTCGACCAAATCCACGGAAGTTAAATAACCGTAAGGCAATTTTGAATGAGCGAATCAGACGGTAGTCTGTTTGTGTATCGGGCGGTAGCTCGTATTGTTAGTTTAACATAAATATGAATGTCATTTTTAAGGAATATTACAATGACGAAACTGAAAAAGCTGCAAGTGCAGCGAAAAAAGGCGTTGGAAGAAGCGGCTAAGATTGTTGATCTTGCCGAATCCGAAGACCGAGACATGACGGCAGAAGAAG